GGTTATGGAGCTTTACAAGTCAATAGTACAGCAGATGATAATACTGCTGTTGGAGATAGAGCTTTATTTAATAATACGACAGGTGCTAATAACTCTGCATTAGGACATGATGCTTTAAAAGCAAACACTACAGGTGCTCAAAACACAGTAGTAGGATCTTTTGCACTAGATGCTAATACAACAGCAAACAATAATGTAGGAATAGGCTATGCATCATTAACCTCTAATACAACAGGTGCAACAAACACATCTGTTGGTGCTTTATCTTTACAAGAAAATACTACCGCCGATAACAATACCGCAGTTGGCTATTTATCTTCAGGAGCAAACACTACAGGCTTTGATAACGCATCGCTTGGTTCTTTAGCTTTACAATCAAACACAACAGGTAATTCTAATACAGCTATTGGTAAATCAGCACTATTAGCAAATACTACAGCATCTAACAATACAGCTATTGGTTCTTCTGCTTTGGTAACTAATACTACAGGTGCTAATAATACTGCCCTTGGTCATGTTGCTTTATTACTAAACACAACTGCTTCAAATAATGTTGCTCTTGGTGCTTTAGCATTAGCAGCAAATACTACAGGTGATAATAATGTTGCTTTAGGTGTTCAAGCACTAGATGCTAATACTACAGCCGCAAATAATGTAGCTATTGGTCTTAATGCTTTAGGTGCTAACACTACTGGTTCTTTAAATGTTGCTGTTGGCTCGCAAACTTTAGATGCAAACACTACTGGTACAGAAAATACTGCTGTTGGTTATCAAGCATTAGGTTCTTGCACTACTGGTAATTTTAATACAGCTTTTGGTCAAGGTGCTTTGGATTCAGTTACTACCTCATCATCAAATGTAGCTTTAGGTTGGAACGCAGGTCATGTAATATCTACAGGTGCTAATAATACTTGTATAGGCAGGTCAGCAGGAGATAGCATTTCAACAGGAAGCAGTAATATAATAATTGGATTTGTGTCTGATGTTTCATCAGGTAGTGCTAATTCTCAGTTTGTATTAGGAAATGGAGTAACTTGCGTAGGTGATGGTAACTTTACTTTTGGGGATGGTACTTCTGATAGTAATATTGCAAATGGTGCAACAACAATTACAGCACCATCAGATATTAGATTAAAAGAAGATATACAAGATGAAGAAGTAGGCTTAAATTTTATAAACGATTTAAGACCAGTTACTTTTCTTTGGAAAAAAGAAAAAGACATACCTACAAATATGAAAGCCTACAAAGAAGGTTCTGAAAAAAGAACTATGAATGGTAAATATAATCATGGTTTTATAGCACAAGAAGTTAAAGAAGTGATTGATAATCATAATTTGAAAGAAGGATTTGATATGTGGTCAGAAGATGAAGCAGATGGTAGACAAAGAGTTGGTGATGCTTCATTAATGCCTATTATGGTGAAAGCAGTACAACAACTATCTACACAAGTTGAAGAATTAAAAAATGAAATAAAAACTTTAAAAGGAGAATAATATGGCACAAACAGTAACAGAAGTCCTAAAAGCAGCAAATGATAGCGTTGATTTAATTAATAGTATCAATGCTAGTAGTTATGATGTTGAGGGAATGACACAAACTGAAATAAATGAAATGGTACAAAGAAATGTTGATCATTTAGAAATCATTTTAGAATATGCACCTGCTAATGAAGATGATGAAACGCCTGATGTAGCTGGTAGCTCTGAAGATAAAACAGCTTACACAGATGCTATTAGTACAGGTAAAGCATATATTTCAGATAATAACTGATATACTTTAATTTTTAACTACTTATAAGGAGAGTAAATATGAGTGATAATGAAAATATGGAAAACCAAGAACCAGTAATAATAACTTTTAACGATGTTGAGTATAGAAAATCTGATCTTACAGATGATCAAATGGCACTTGCATCTAGGTTAAATGTTATTGGTAGGAAACTTGCAACACTACAAGCAGCACATGATGATTATGTAATGACTAACGATTACAAAAACATAGTCATACAATCTTTTGAAAGAAGCATAAATCCTGAAGTCATAGAGGAAGATAAAGAAGAATAATGCCTAGAAAAACTGCTAATGATGTCCATTCAGATTTACGAGTGCATGAAAAAATGTGCGAGGAAAGATGGAGAACAATTTATAAGAAAACTGATGATTTACAAGGATCAGTTGATCATATAAAAATTTGGCTTATAGGTGGTTTGACTACCATTGTTGGTTCTTTGATTACTTTAATCGTAAAAACAGCGATGTAATATGCTAGAAAAACTAATTGATCCTATCAGTAATATTCTTGATAAGTTTGTTGCTGATAAGGATTTAAAACAAAAACTAGAACACGAACTCAAAACAGAACTTCATAGAGCTAACATGGCTCAAATTGAAGTTAATAAAGAAGAAGCAAAACATAGAACAGTATTTGTAGCTGGATGGCGACCATTTACAGGTTGGGTATGTGCAACTGCTTTAGCTTATCATTTTATTATTGAGCCAGTCTTAGTATTCTTTTTAAGCTGGTATGGCGTACAAATACAGTTACCACAATTTGATATGGGATCATTACTTACAGTTTTGATGGGTATGTTAGGCCTAGGTGGTTTAAGAACCTATGAAAAAAAACAAGGACTTACTAAGTAATGGATGGTCTAAATCAAGTCTTTTTAGATAGGATCGTAGAGATGCTACATAGGCACGAGGGATTACGATTAAATCCTTATCATTGTTCAGCTAACAAATTAACTATTGGCATAGGCAGAAACTTACAAGATAGAGGTATTACTGAAAGTGAAGCATTTTATTTATTGCATGGTGATATAAATGCAGTTCAAGAAGAACTAACTAAGAACTGGGGTGTATGGAGAACTTTTCCTGAAAAGGCAAGACTGGTATGTATTGATATGACATTCCAAATGGGCATAACAGGTTTTATGAAGTTTAAAGAAACAAGAAAACTCATGGAACTTGGCAAATGGTTAGAAGCATCAGAAGAAGTGCTTAGATCAAGATATGCAGTACAAACTCCAAACAGAGCATTGTATAATTCAAGACAATTAGCTCTATGCAACAAAGATGGGCAAAAAGACTAGTGAAGATCATCAAGCTAATTCTAGGCTAGGTGCATTAGGAGAATCTTTAGTCCAAACATTTCTTTTAGAGCATTGCGACTGGTGTTATAGAACACAAGAAAAACATCCAGCAGACCTAATGGTTGAGTTAGGTTCTGCTAAATATACTATTCAAGTTAAAAGCAGGAGAGAAACAAAAAAAGGTAAATATGTTTTTGCAACTGAAACTTCGAGATCATTATCTAGTGTATATAAGCACTATCATTGTGATATACACGCTTTTGTGTTTTTTGATAGTACGGGAAAACATATCTTCTTCAAACCAAATAACTCTTCGCAGACTTACTTCTCATTTGATTCCTCAATAATTACGCCAACACTAGCTATTGATACATTTAGAGCTACATTAGATGAACTAAGCTCAGTTCCCAAGATAAATCCTCTTTTAAAATAAATTAAAATAATTGTTGAACATATATATATATTTATGTATATTAATACTATGTTATTTAGAAAAAGGAGTAATTGACATGAGATACACATTAGAAGTATGGCTACCAAAAAATAACTTTTGGTTTAAAGCATTTGTAGGCAAAGACATGATCGAGCTTGGCAGACAAATTATAAAAGTAAAAAAACAAGGTCATAAATATAGAGTAAGCAAGGAAAAAACAAATGCAAAATAAACAAAAATGGTGGGTTTACATTAATGGCTATAGAGTAGCAGAAACTAAATCTATTGGTTACAAATGGGTTTATTACAGAACTTCTGAATATTCTAGGTATAGAAAAATTAAAAGAAGTGAATGGGATAAGGCTTGTTTATCTACAGTTGCTGAACAACAAGAAAAGTTAGACATAATAAATAAAGCTAGAGAGCTTGGAATATCTAATACTAAAAAATCAAGAAAGAAATTTGGTTGGACTTATAAGACTTTTCAAGAGATCAAATTAGAAGTTACATCTTATGTCTAATCCATTTCAAAAGGCTTGTGATATTTTAGAACAGCATACAAGAATAGAAATTGCTGAAAAGGAATTAGCAGAAGCTGAAGAAGTGGTAAAACAAAAAAGAGATAATTTATATAATCATAAAGCTAAATTGTGGGAGTTAGAAAATGAGTAGGAATGTAACATTTAATTTATCAGGTGGTGGAGAACTAAACATACCAGCTAGGTTTATAAGTGGTTTTTATAAAGATGAAATCACTAGCGATGTCATTGTAGAGGTGTTAGGTGAAGAATATATAGTCAGAGATAGCTTAGATGAAATTAAATACATATTGGGGATAGCTAGATGATTATTTCACCATTACCAAAAGTAAGAAAAACAAAAATTAAAAGGCCTATTATCGAAAAAAATATACCACTTCCTAACAACTATGGGTGTGGTAAATGGGGTTATTTAAAAGAAATGCAGGTTGGAGATTCTATTACTACAAATAATAAAAAACATTATCATCAAATAAGAAATTTTCTAAGCTATCATTTCAAAATTACAGCTAGAACAATTTGTAATGATGACAAAAAATGGAAAGCAAGAATATGGAGAACTAAATGAAACCAATAGGTAAGATAACAAGAGATGATTTTCCTACACACTCCTTAGTGCCATATATATTTGATGTAGGACATTATAAGACTAAACAAGAGGTTTTAAATGACTGTATTAGGGCAAGGCATGGTGAAAACATAAGAACTCCACAAACGCTAAGACAGAGAACAGGAGATGTCTTAGAGAAACCTTTGATCCAAGAATGTATGAAAAGACTTGGCATAGATAAATACAATGACAAGGTTACTGAAAAAGTTGTGCATCCACTTATCCCTTTAGAGGGATCATTAGATGGTATGGCATATCCTAGTGAGCTAACAATAAAACCTGATGCAGAAAATGGTATTGCTACCTTAGATAGTTCTGAGGTTTTTATTGATGGTGCAACGCCAATAGAGGTTAAATGCACTAGCATCTTTCCTGATGATGTGCCACCTGACTGGTTGGGTGTTTTACAACTTAAAGCTGCTATAGCTACTACACAAGCTAGAGCAGGTATTTTGATTATACTTTACCAGTCAACTGATCTAAGAATCTATGTAATACCTAAAGATTATATTTTTGAGCAAGAGTTAATTAAAAGAGTTTGTGATTTTAATAGAAGAATAGATGAAGAAGATTACTACACGCCACAAGTTACATCTGATGCTTATATCAAATATCCAAATGCAGAAGATGAAACTAAGATATTGAGTGAAGAAACATCTCAATTATTAAAACAGCATGAACAAACCAAAGAAATGATAGTCAGTTTAAAAGCAGTTAATGAAAAGATACAAGCACAAATTATGGATGAAATGGGAAACGCATCTGTAGGTAGGACTGGTGAGTGGATAGTTCAATGGAAGATGCGTAAGTATAAAGCTCAACCTGAAAGAGTTGTACCTGCTAAAGATGCTTATGAGATTAGAAGTAAGACACTAACAATTAAAAAGGGCAAATAGATATATGAGAGTATATAGGTGTTATGGAGAGTTTATCTTTTGCCCTTATGTTGATTATAAGAGAAATGCAAGAAAGTATTAATCTAGTATGGTAATAAAGTCATATTAATATTAATATTTATATGGAGAGTTTAAATGGAAGATAATTACAAAAAAGCACTTTGGATTCCTACTGATCTACACATAGAGATTAAGGTTTTTGCTGCTAAAAATAATATGAGCATAGAATCTGCAAGTCAGTTACTACTGAAACTTGGAGTATGCAGTTATGAAAAAGGTAAAGAAAATGAGCCAAAATAAAGAAGCTGTAGAAAAAAGAAGAAAAGAGTTAGCACAAGAAAAGTTAGATAAGCAGATTAAATATATCTACTTTCAAAAAGGTGCTGGTGAACATTATGAAGAAGTTGCTTATATGAGTGGTCGCATTGTTAGGACAGACTATGGTCAACTCTAGGAACAAAGGAGCTGCATTTGAAAGATACATTGTTAATAAAATTAATGCTTACTTTGAATCTAATAATATAGATAAAAGGGTAAAAAGAAACTTGGATCAATATCAAGAAAAAGGACAAGCAGATATTTACTTAGATAATTTTGCAATAGAATGTAAAAGGTATAAAGCAGGTAGTAGTATGCCTAGAAATAATTGGTGGACACAAACACTAGAAAGTGCTGGTGATAAGTACATACCTATCTTAATATGGAAATATGATAGAAAAAAAATACAATGTATAGTTCCAGCTTGGTTGGTGTCAGAAGTGCCAAAGTCAAACAAGATTACTATGATGTTGCCACTTACAGACTTGTGCGAGAACATGCATGAAATCTTACAGAAAGCTAATGGATGTTAATAGTTTCATGCTAGAAGAAGAATTTGATAATTATTGCAGAGAAAGATTTGATAGGATTAACATTGCTTGTGAGTTTCTTGGAGTAATCAACGATGAAGATTTTGTTAGTTTTAAGGAAAGAAATTACTCTACCCTTGAAGCTGATTTTTTAACCAGTATTGATAAAACAATACATTAATAAGGAGAGTATATATGGATATATTAGGTGGAATGAATAGTGGTGGTGGAGAATCACCATTTCTTAAATTTAAAACAGGTGATCAACAATTTTATGTTGCAGATGATCCTATTGAGTTTCAATATTTACAACTTGATCCAGCAACATTTTTGAGTGGATGGGGTATATATTATGTGGCTACAGGTTTTGATTTTGTTTGGGATAAAAAATTTGGTGTACCTGAAGATAGGCCTGTTTCAACTGATCCAAAAAAAGATTACAAAAGAGCTTTTTCTGCATGGGTATTACCACAAGGATCATCAAAACCCCTGTTGTGGCAAAACATGTCTTACGCTGAAACACAAGCATTTAATAAAATACTTGGTTTATTTTGGAATGAAAAAGATGCAAACGCTGATCTACTACCAGTAGTAAAGTTTGTTGGCTCAAAAAAAATACAAGTTGGCATGGGTCAGTCAAGTGAACTTAGTTTTGAGTTTGCTAAGTTTGCACCTAGAGCAAATGAGTTTGTTATACCAAGTTGGTACTTTGATGATGATATTTCAGATGTTAAAGGTAATGATGGTTTAGCTGATTTAGTAGATAAACAGGTAAATGACAGTAATGATTTATTAACAGATGATGATATACCTTTCTGATGCAGAATATAGACTGGCAAAGAATAGCACCTGAAGTAGCTAGAGAATTACTTGGAGAACCTAAAACTACAACATCAAAAGAATATAGATGGGGTTCTAAGGGTTCTTTAGTTTTAAATCTTGAAGATGCTACTTGGTATGATTTTGAGAATGATACTGGTGGTGGTATTGTCGATCTTATAAAACATCTAAATAAAGATGTTGCAGTAATATTGAAACAGTATGGTTATGATCTAGCACCACCTCCTAATTACTCCAATGGAACTAACCCCCTTGTTCCTAAAAGTGGTGCTAGGTCGTTCTCTAGGGAACAAATGGTTGATTTATATAGACAAGCAAGTATCAAGGTTAAGTATGCAGATAATTTTTTAGTTCTGAGATTTCCTGATGGACATCATATAAAGCAGAAATATGCACCATTTACTTTGAATACAGATGGCTCTTGGTCTATGAAAAGACCTGATGGCACTTTACCTATCTACATAGAAGAAAGACATTTAGATAAACCAATAATAATCAATGAGGGTGAAAAAGCATTACTAGGTTGTCAACAAATATATGATTATGATTCTTGCACATGGCATGGTGGAGTAAATGCTTGGGATAAAGCAGACTGGTCTAAGATTTATAATAGAGAAGTTTATATCTTTCCTGATAACGATGATGCAGGTAAGAAGTGTGCAAATGAGATAGCTAGGCATTTAAAACAAAATGGCTGCAAAGTAAGTATTGCAAATCCACCAAAACATTTTAAAGAGAAAGATGATTTGTATGATGCTTTTGAAAGCAATTACTTCAAATCATCAGATGATCTAATTACTTATATAAAACAAAACAAATTAAAACCACCAAGAGGTTCTTTGTATTTCCAAAGTGTAGATCAAATTATGGACAACTTAACTGAACCTGACTGGATGGTAGATAGGATATGTGAAAGAGGAACAGTAATGTCTATCTTTGGCTCACCCAAATCAGGTAAGTCTTTTATAGCAATAGCTATGGCTTGTGCTGTAAGTTCAGGTAAAGACTTTTATGGTTTTAACACAAAACCATCAACTGTTTTGTATTTAGCTGGTGAGGGTTTTATAGGAGTAGGTCGTAGAGTTAAGGCGTATGAGGAGTTTTATAATATAAATATTAGTGATAAACCATTATTAGTTTCTAATAGAGGATCAAGAATTGGAGATGATGAAGAATTTTCTATGTTGCAGAATGTTTGTAGGGATATAGAAGTAGATCAAGGCAATATTGGTATGATTATTATAGATACTCTAGCTAGAAACTATGGCCTAAATGAAAACTCTACAGAAGATATGAATAAATTTATACAAAGAGTAGATGAATTAAAAGAAGAATTTAATGCAACAATAGTTATAGTGCATCATACAGGACATGGTAGTAATGGAAGGGCAAGAGGAAGCTCTGTATTACCAGCAGCCTTAGATTACGAGTTTAGAGTTGATAGAGATAAGAATAGCGATGATAAAGCTATGCTAGTAACAGTCAAGCAAACGCTAGTTAAAGATGGTACTCCAATAGATGATTTATACTTTCAATTTAAAGAGCAAACTCTATATGGTTATCAGGGTGTTACATCAGGTGTATTAGCTATAACTGATGAATCACCTAAGAAACTAGGACTTACAAAAGCAAGAGAAGAAACAATAAAGGCAATAGAAAACTATCAAAAAGAAAAAGAACCTAACGATCCAGTAAGTGTTTGGGTAAAGTTTACGATACTCAAAGCAAGGATGGATATATCAGATAGTGCCTTAAAATCAAGATTAGCTGATCTAAAAGACATGGAATTAGTGCATTATAAAGAGGGTTATGGTTATCAGGCTAAATCATTTGATAATGAGGTATTTTGATATGGTTGGTTTTTGGTCGGTTTTTGGTTGGTTTTTGGTTGGGTTTTTTGGCAAAATCAATAGAAAGATGGTTGGTTTGGTTTGTATTTCTAATACAACCAACCACCAACCAACTAAGATTACAGTATTATGAACCAACCAAATACATATTTAGATAATGAGCTAAAAGATAAATTAAAGAGATTACGCACTTATGAATCACAAACTTATGCTAAGTGGGGTAACAGGAAAAGAATATTTAAAATTGTGGGTGTTGATTTTGAGATTAAGTTTTGTAGAGCAGAGATGATACTAAAAGAATCTTTACGATCTGAATCTACACAAAAGAAAATAACAAGAGTAGAGATGATGGATAGAGCATTACAGCAACTTAATATAAAATTAGAAAGTAGTGGTTATGCACAAATACAACCAAATGCTAGATTATTTAGATTAGATAATAAAAACATATTAGTTTGTGATACTGATGATGAAAAACCATTGTTAGTAAAAATACACAAACAAGAAAATGATATAGCAATATTTAGTGTAGAAGAATTACTAAGATGTATTCCAAAAGACTTTATGTATGCTAAACAGTTATTATCTAAAATAGATAAATCAGTAAACTTTGAAAAGATAACTTATGAGCAAAGGTAGTAAACGCAGGCCTGAAGATAAAAAGAAAATAGATAATAATTGGGATAAGATATTCAACAAGGAAAAGAAAAGTGCCAACAAAACTAAAAAAAAGTGTTAAGACATATAACAGACAAACAGGTAAGACAACTACTGAACACTTTTATTTACATGCTACAAAGCAAGATGAATTAGTTAGGATAGCTAATGATCCTAATGCAAATCCAAAACTAAGAATGAAATGTAAAAGAGAATTAACAAAAAGGAGTAAAGCAAATGATAGACTTAGTAAATAAACCACCTCATTATAATAAAGGTGGTGTAGAAGCAATAGATTACATAAAGCAACAATTAGGCAAAGACTTTCCAGCATATTTAGAGGGATCAGCTATCAAATACATACATAGATACAAGTATAAAGATCAAAATATACAAGACTTACAAAAGGCAAAATGGTATATAGAAAAACTTATAGAGTATTACGAGAACCTATGATGGATATAAGTTTTTATGCAGTAGTTGGAATTTTATTATTAATGATATATCAACTCATGGTGAACAAATGAAAATAGATAAGGACAAGTTAAAAGAAAAAATAAAACAAGGTAAATCCTCACATGATGTCGCTATGACTTTAGGATGCCATCCATCTACAGTTAGAAGAAAAGCTAAAGAGCTTGGTCTTAAATTTAAAACCAAATCACATTGGAATAAGTATGGATATTAAGATAAATACAAATATAGATAGAGTAGCTAAAAAATTAAATATGATAGAAAGACAACAAATTCCTTTTGCTGCATCTGTAGCTATTAACGAAACACTTGGTATGGGAAAAACAAAAGGTAAAGGTCTTGATGGTGTTTTAGGTAGAGAAATGAAAAAAAGATTAGATAGACCTATGACTAGAACCACGAAAGCATTTTTTAGAAAAGCAGCAAATAAAAAGAAATTAGATGGCACATTAGGTTTCTTTGACTGGGCAAGTGAGTTTATGCAGTTTTTAGTATTTGGTGGCACAAGAGCTACAGGCAAGAACATACCTATACCATTTAAACAAAATGCAAGGTTGAATCAGTATGGAAACATTACTGGTAAAAAGAGTGGTTTGATTAAAAAAAAATCTCAATTCTTTGGCAACATTGGTGGCGTAGATGGCGTGTTTGAAAGAGCTAAGAAAGAGAGTAAACCTAGACTTATAATTGGTTTTAAGAAGTCAGTAAACTATAAACCTATTTTCCCATTCTATGAGATAGCTGGAAGATATATAAACTTTACATTTCCAAAGAAATTTGATGCAGCATTAAAAAAGGCATTGAGGAGTGTTAGATAGCAATGTTAGGTTCTTCTACAGCAACAAATGTGGGTTATTCGCGAC